TCATGCTGAGAGTTCGATTCTCTTACCCCGCTCCAGAATACACCGAAGCTTGGCGGAGTCCGGCTTATCGCAGCAGTCTTGAAAACTGCCGGCTCCGAAAGGGGCCCGTGAGTTCGAATCTCACAGCTTCGGCCATTAACTATAAGAATAATAAAATATGCATCCATCATCTGAACTTACAGCAAAATTGTTTTTTCAAACGTATGTAGACAATGACAAACAACTTAAAATTAGTGAAGTTGGCGCAGGCGAGGACAAATATATACGTAATTTAATTCCAGAAAATTCTACATTTGTATCGCTTGATTCAGATCAGCTTGCAGGTGCAGATGTTTTCTTAGAAGACCCCTATACCTTTCCTGTCGAGTCCGAATCGTTAGACATTGTTATTAGTAGCTCGTGCTTTGAACACAGCGAAATGTTCTGGTTAACTTTTAATGAGACTATGCGAGTCTTAAAACCGGGCGGCCTGTTTTATCTAAATGTACCATCAGCCGGTGAATGGCATAGGTATCCAGTGGACTGCTGGAGATTTTATCCAGACGCAGGGAATGCACTAGTAAAATGGGCTAAACGATCTGGGTATGCAGATGTTGCCTTGTTAGAATCGTTCCATTGTCACTATGACACATACTGGCATGATTATGTTGCAGTCTTTATTAAAGATCAAACAACCGTAGAAACGTATCCTAGTAGGATACTAGATGTATTGGATAACAGCCTTGTAACAAATGGGTTAGTCTTTGGCAGTAATGCAATTATTAATGAAGACCCAACATTTGAACAACGCCGTGGAATGTTCCAAGAATAAATTCGCCCTTGTAGTTTAGCGGTAAAACACCCGGCTTATATCCGGCACAAGTCCCCAGATTAGGGAGCGTCCTGAGTTCGAATCTCAGCGAGGGTACCAAGTTTTGAGATAGACGATGGGATCGAGTCCCTTGTTCGCTAGTGCCCTATTCTTGAGCATGACACACCAGTAGCAGTACAAGGTCAAAGTAAACTCTCCCAATCGAGACAAGCCAGTGAGTCCTTGAGAAAGATAGCTGGTCTCTCAAAAACCTATATTTTGACTGGTAAGAGCATAAATACTCGCAGGAGGTGCTCACACCATGGAATCAGTTTGTAAGAATTGTAGCAAGATTTTTGCGTTTAGCAAACAAGGAAAAGTTAAAGGGGTCTATTGCGGTCTAGAATGCACATTCGAAGATCAGCGTAGACAGCGTAGACAAAACTTCCTTGAGGGTAAAGTAAGTAACAGAGGGAATATCAAAAAACATTTGGTTGACATAAACGGTTGGCAATGTGTTTGTTGTAAGACAACTGAATGGCAAGGGGAACCAGTGCCACTTGAAGTTGATCACATAGACGGAAATGCAGGCGATAATACTCCTACAAATTTAAGATTATTATGTCCCAATTGTCATGCACAGACTCCTACGCATAAAGCAAAGAATAAAGGAAACGGAAGAGGCAGTAGAGGGCTTCCGTGGAATTAAGAACCCGTGTAGCTCAGTGGTAGAGCAAACGCTTGATAAGCGTTAGGCCGTTGGATCGTTCCCAACCTCGGGTACCAAAATATAGCGAGTTGCCAGAGTGGCCTATTGGCGCACCTTGGAAAGGTGATGGTTCCGTAAGGGGCACGAGAGTTCGAATCTCTCACTCGCTGCCATGTTTGTACTTAAATAATCGTATGCTAAAAACAATTGAATCAATTACATACGATTTCCAGCCCGGCGATGTTTTTATTGACGTGGGCGGAAATGTAGGCGCTTGGACTATCGAGATGTTGGGATTATACAACAAAGTTATATTTGTAGATCCGTCCGAAGCTGCTACAAAAGAAGCTCAACAAAATATTCTAACACATTGTACATATTTTAATGCGCCCGAATTAGTCAACAGAGTTTCTTACTATAGAAACTTATGCTCTAGTGTAGCAGGCGAAACACACAGCATTGCAACTACTACAACTGATTCTGGAAACTTTTCTATCTATGCTGAACAACTGTATGGATCTGAAAATGTTGTGATGGCAGAAAAAGATATTGAGACTATTGTATTGGATAGCTTCATTCCGCAGATTCCCGAAGGTGGAAAAGTTCTAATCAAAGTTGATACTGAAGGCTGCGATTTAGATGTGTTACTAGGTGCATCTGAATTGATTAAAAAATTTAAGCCAATCATTGCAGTTGAGATGCATTGGCACATGCACTTTGATCAAAATAAACGAGATAGATTGTTTGGTTTATTAAACTCGTTAGGGTATACCTACGCCAATTACATATTTGCAGCCTATGTTAATAATCCAGATACGTTATTTGACAACGTGCATACAGGCAAGCAACTTGAAAGTCTACACTTTCAACTTATGATGACACCAAAGGAAGATTAACTGTACGGGGTACAGCACTGTTTCGAAAGCAGCAGGATCCGAAAGGGTTGGGGATCGAGACCTCAGTCTTCCGCCAATCTTTTCTATAAGTTATTGATAAAGCGTAAGGCTTTGTTGACATTGGTAAAATAGCGTATGGTAAATTCGAGATCATAGATATCTTGAACCATAACACAGCACACACCTTCATGCAAACACAAATGAAAGTACAGACCGCTGGGTGTTAAACTGTTATACGTCTTCACACAATTATTTATACCACAGTGGTCTAACTGGACAAGGCAACACTCTTCTAAAGTGTCCGATGGGGGTTCGAATCCCTTCTGTGGTACCAGTTTGCTCTTATAGGTTAATGGTAGACCGCCTCTTTGGTATGGAGGTAATGAAAGTTCGATTCTTTCTAAGAGCACCAAAAACAGTTGACAGCAGTGACAAATTGCTATATAATTAACATATACGATAACTACTTAGGATATAAGATGGCAAGAATTACTAGTCAGGCAGCAGTTGAAATGGTTGGCAATAGATACGATCTTGTATTGATTGCATCAATTCGTGCTCGTGAATTGAAAAGAGGACATGCACCTCTGGTAAGTAAAGTATCGAGTTTTAATGTTACTGCTCTTCGAGAGATCGAACAAGGTAAAATTGGACGAGAGTATTTAGAAAAGTTAGCAAAGCAAAAGAATAAATCGCGGGATACGTCAGTGGTCAGACTATCAGGCTCATAACCTGGAGGACGGAGGTTCGAATCCTTCTCCCGCAACCAATTTTAGGTTAATTACAGCGATAAAAAATGGCTGTCTGCTAGGACATTAAACTAGTATTAACCTGTTGATTTTGCCCCGGTGGTGTAATGGTAGCCACGCTGGTCTTAGAAGCCAGTGCCGAAAGGCGTGTCGGTTCGAGTCCGACCTGGGGCACCATTAGTTGAATTGTTTTGGAAAAAACCGTGTATCGGTTAATGCACTTTCACTTACGTCAATGTCTGCAGACATACGTAACGAGTTGGTCACTGTCGAGATAGGATTGATCATCCTGTATAGTAAGCAGTGAACGTTAAAAGCAAACGATTGGGGTTGGGCCCATTCCATAACAAGACAATTCAACTAATGGAAATTGGAACGGTCCTATAATGGTATTAGAGCGGATTGCTAATCCGTCGCTCGGCGTAATCCGGGTTCTGAGTTCGAGTCTCAGTCGTTCCGCCATAATACTATATAATAAGGAAGTAAAATGAAACCCTCAAGCACATATAAAATGAGTAGCACTACTAAAACAATTTTGGCAACTATTGCTGATCCAGTAAAACGTAGTGAATGGAAGCGTAGTATGATCCAGGCAGAATTAGCGGCAGCTATTCGTCCTACTAAAGAAAAGCGCAAAAATGATTCCAGCTTTTCTTCTGAGGCTTAAATATGAGCAAGGGCAGTAGGCCAAGGCCGTATAGTGTTAGCCAAAAAGAATTTGGCAATAACTATGATGCTATTTTTGGAAAGAAGGATCATATGCAAGTTAGAGTAGAAGAAGATAAAGGAAAAATTGGTCAGTGTGGTTGTGGTCGTAGTCCGACTGGCAAGTGCATTGGCTGGCACGGTTTATCTGAGCAGGCCTTCAAGGAAAAACTTGAAGAGTATAAACTGCAAGAAGGTAAGTAAGAACTCTCCCTTACACACGGAGTATAATAGGATAAGTTGTGTGTACAGAATTTTGCGCGGTTAACTCAGTTGGTAGAGTTCCTGCCTTACACGCAGGCTGTCGGCGGTTCGAGCCCGTCACCGCGTACCAAACATAATAATAAAAATGATTGATTACAAAGTTAAAGATATTTCACTAGCAGCTTGGGGACATAAAGAGATTTCTATTGCGGAAATTGAGATGCCCGGATTAATGTCTATTCGTGAAGAATACATTAAACAACAACCACTCAAAGGTGCAAGAATCGCAGGTAGTCTACATATGACTATTCAAACAGCGGTATTGGTCAAAACTCTTATCGACCTAGGTGCAGAAGTGCGTTGGTCCAGTTGTAATATTTTCAGCACACAAGATCAAGCAGCAGCAGCCCTAGCAGATCTTGGAGTGCCTGTTTTCGCTTGGAAGGGCGAAACTGAAGAAGAATATTGGTGGTGTATTGAACAAACAGTCCGTGGTCCCGATGGCTGGGTACCTAATATGTTGCTCGATGACGGCCACGATCTTACTTGGTGGATTCACGATAAACACCCAGACTTGCTCGAGGGCATTGTCGGAGTTAGTGAGGAAACCACCACCGGCATTTATCGTATTAACGAAGCTATTGCAGACGGCAAATTCAAACTACGTGCTATCAACGTTAATGACAGTGTTACTAAATCTAAGTTCGATAACTTATACGGATGCCGCGAGTCTTTGGTAGACGGTATTAAACGTGCGACTGATGTAATGATTGCAGGCAAGGTTGCTGTGGTTGCCGGATATGGTGATGTAGGTAAAGGTTCTGCACAGGCTCTTAGAGCACTATCCGCACAAGTATGGGTAACTGAAGTTGACCCTATTAATGCATTGCAAGCAGCTATGGAAGGTTATCGTGTTGTTACCATAGACGAAGCTTGCCGAGTAGCTGACATCTTTGTCACTGCCACTGGTAACATTAACGTCATTACAAAACATCATATGTTGCAAATGAAGAACAATGCTATTGTTTGTAACGTTGGCCACTTTGATAACGAAATTGACATTGCCAGTCTAAGCGATTGCCACTGGGATGAGATCAAACCGCAAGTGGATCATGTGACAATGTCTAATGGTACTAAGATCATTATCCTTGCTAAAGGTCGACTGGTAAACTTAGGTTGCGGAACAGGACATCCTAGCTTTGTAATGTCCAGCAGTTTTGCCAATCAAGTTATTGCACAAATTGAATTGTGGACTAACTTTGCCAAATACAATATTGGTGAGATGTATGTCTTGCCCAAACATTTAGATGAAAAGGTAGCAAGATTGCACTTAGAGAAAATCGGTGCTACACTAACTACACTTTCTAAAGAACAAGCTGATTATATCGGCGTTGATGTAGCAGGCCCTTACAAGCCTGATGCTTATAGATATTAAAAATACCCGTGTGTAGCTCAGCTTGGTAGAGCTCTGCGTTTGGGACGCAGTGGTCGCATGTTCGAATCGTGTCACACGGACCAATTTCAAATGAAACAAAAATTTATAGATTTATACATGGATTGGGCCAATCGTACAGCACAACTTAGCCATGCCAAGCGTTTACAAGTGGGTGCAGTGATTGTAAAAGATGACTCAGTTATCAGCTACGGTTACAATGGTACGCCCGCAGGTTGGGATAACGATTGCGAAGATAAAGAATGGTGTAGTGCCGGGGGACGGTAATGTAATGCAAGGGCGTTATCGATTAAAAACAAAATCAGAGGTGTTACATGCTGAATCGAATGCTATTGCGAAACTGGCGAAGTCTAACAACAGTGGTATTGGGGCTGACCTATTTGTTACTCACGCTCCTTGTCTCGACTGTGCCAAGCTCGTTTATCAGTCAGGTATTAGTCGTGTATATTATGGCGAAAACTATAGAGACGATGCTGGCCTAAATTTCCTAACCAAGAGTGGAATAGAAGTAAATAAAATATCGCGGGATTAGTTTAATGGTCAAACGAAACCTTGCCAAGGTTTAGTCAGGAGTTCGATTCTCCTATCCCGCTCCAAATAGGCCGGACCTGTATCCATATTCCGGCTCCGCTGACGCGAAAACAGGATGGGCTGCGCTCACGGGGTTGACTAGGAACCTGACACAAAAATCCTAGTCACTTTTGGACAAATATGAATAAAATTAAAAAAGCACTTTGGATGGCAGCAGGCTTCTTCTTTCTAGGTGTTGCGTATATAGGCGTAGTTACTCCGGGCATTCCGTGGTCTACGCCTAGCCTTATTGCTGCTTGGTGCTTTTCTAAGAGCAGCGAACGTTGGCACAATTATATAATGAATCATAGACTGTTTGGACCGTTTATTAGAGACTGGCAAGGTGGTCGAGTATTCCCTACTATGGCCAAGTGGGCAATGTTTATTTGTATGGATGTGAGCTTGCTCATCATCTGGTTTACCACGTATAATGTAAAGTTAACAATGGGCGTAGGTCTATTCATGCTATTCTGGATGGTATGGGCAAGTCGTTATCCGGGCAGTAAAGAAGAAGCAGAACGCCGTAAAGCTGAAGGAAAGAAACTAGGATGGTTAAAATAAAAATTGGTTCTACATGGCAAGCCGGAGACAAGAAGTTTTCTGTAGTTGCGTTGCAAGAACAAGATAGCAAGACTTGGATATACTATAAAAATATTCAAGACCAAAAAGAATATAGTTGCTACCTCGAAGCATTTTTATCAAGATTTACAGGATTGCCAGAATGAGATTAGAAGGTTTTGTAGAAAAAGGTTGGGGCCATGAATTAATTTGGGCAACCACTGACAAGTACTGCGGCAAATTGTTAAAGTTTAACAAGGACGCCAAATTCAGTATGCACTTTCATGCAGGCAAAGATGAAACTTGGTTTGTTCTTACAGGTAAGTTTATTGTAAAATGCATTGATACTAAAAATGCTACTATTCATGAAACTGAACTCACCGAAGGCATGACTTGGCATAATCCTCCGCTGTTGCCTCATCAAGTTATTTGTATTGAAGAAGGTACACTAATTGAAGTTAGTACACCAGATAGTATAGCAGACAACTATCGTGTAATGCCGGGCGACAGTCAAAAATGAAAACAGTAATGGTCAATGGTACCTTCGATGTTCTACATCCCGGACACATTGCTCTCTTAAACACTGCACGTAGTTATGGCGACTACCTTGTAGTGGCCATTGACACAGATCAACGAGTTCGCGAACTCAAAGGTGCCAGTCGTCCTATCAACAATCAAGACGATCGCAGAATCATGTTGAGTAATCTTAAAGCAGTAGATGTAGTTGAATTTTTTGATTCAACTGAACAACTGGTCAACCTAATGAAATTATATAAACCAGATACCTACGTTAAGGGCAGTGACTGGCAGCATGATAGGAAATCTACAGCACACCAATATTGTAATAACGTAATTTATTTTAATCGAATTGGCGATTACTCATCAACAAACATTATATCTCGCTGTAGTTCAATGGATAGAATAGAACACTCCTAACGTTTAGATCCAAGTTCGATTCTTGGTGGCGAGACCAACACATGACAAAAGAAATTCCAGAACATAAAGACAAACTTGGCCGAGTAATTGTACTAGGCGATTTTGTAGCATTTCCCGATCGTAATAGCCTCGAAGTAGGCATAGTTAAAAAGCTCAATCCAAAAATGATCGGAGTTGGGCGTGTAAAGAGCCGATACACTCAAAACAAGTATCCCCAAGATATAATTAAAGTCGAAGGACCCGAAGTTAGTATCTACTTACTTAAAAATTCCAGTTGACAAACTGGTAAAACTCTGTTATACTGTAAGCACAGTAAGTAGAAAGGTGGTACAAAATGGCTCGTATTGCAAAACCTAATGTTCAGGCATTCCGTGTAACACTCACCGAGTACGAACGTGGCTGGGGGCAAAAACCATGGGACGACATCTACTTTGACAACGAAGCAGAAGCCCGCCAGTATGCAATTGATTATAACAAAGAGCATAACAATCTAGACAGTGCTCCAGATTGGTATGTACGTGCAGATTATGCAGGAAAGATTTGATATGAATATCTCAAAAATTCAACAACTTCAAATAAGAGAATATAATTTAGAACAAGTTAATATTCAAAAGAAGCGAGAAGAAGACTATCGAAAAGTTATTGAAAAACGTAACTTTGATGAAATTATAGCAGAACGAGTAGCACGAAATATTCGTTTAGATTTAGACAAAGGTCGAAATATCGACATAGAAACTTAGGAGACACTTATGCCATGGATTCAAAACATTGGACTTAGCGATGTTAAAAGAGGGTTGCACTTTGACCCAGGTGTTAACGCCATGCTGATTCAAATTTGTGATCCGCCCGGTGACTTTCCTACACCGTTGTACAAGTTCAAAGAAGTACATCAATTTCAATTTCTAGATGTAGAAGCAAGAGATAAAGTTGATGACGAAGAAATGCGGTGTAGTCAAGAGCAGGCTGATGAGTTAGTCCGCCTGCTACAACACGCCATGGCTAATCGTATGAATGTTATTGTTCATTGTCACGCAGGTATTTGTCGGAGTGGCGCAGTTTGCGAAGTTGGTGTTATGCTAGGCTTCGACGACACGGAAGTGTTCCGCAGTCCTAATCTATTGGTCAAGCATCGTATGATGAAGCGCCTAGGATGGACATACGATGAAAATGAATCTCATACTATTAACGGAGCCCCAGTTGACGAAGACTGGACTAACAATAACGAAAAAGTGTTTACGCTGGCTGATGCTAGACGTAAGTACAGAGAAAATTACGAAGGTGATATTTAATATGGCAAAGTGTTATCAATTGGTCGGAGTGCCGGCTTCGGGTAAAAGCACATGGGTATCTGAACAAGAATGGGCTGTCGACTGTGTGTATGTGTCTACGGACATGCATGTAGACCGCCATGCCGAATCGGTTGGCAAGACTTACAGCGAAGTATTTGTAGATTTTATGCCCACTGCTGTAAAGATGATGGCCGATGACGTTGTTAAGGCACGTGAAGAAGGCAAAGATGTTATCTGGGATCAAACCAGTACCACTGTAAAAAGTCGTGCTCGCAAGTTCAACATGCTCCCAGACTATGAACATATTGCTGTAGTGTTTAAGACACCAGAGCATAAAGAACTCATGCGTCGATTGATGAGCCGGCCTGGCAAAGAGATTCCGGATCATGTTATCTATAGCATGATCGGAACTTGGGAAGAACCAACTGCGGAAGAAGGATTTAAGGAGATTTGGTTCGCCAGTTGACAAAAATGTCTTCTGGCGTTACAATTAAAAATTATGAAAACATTTATAACATCAGATTTACATTTTGGACACAAGAATATTATGAGCTTCTGTCCACAATCACGTGCGCGATTTCGTAATGACGTGAACTACATGAACGAAACAATGGTTGAAGAATGGAATATCTGTGTCGAACCAGACGACCTTGTTTACATCCTAGGCGATGTTGCGTTTCTTCCTGCTCAAAAGGCTACAGAATATATGCGCCGGTGCAATGGTCGTAAGATCCTAGTACAAGGCAATCACGACCGTAAGTTATTGAACGACCCTAGCTTCCGTGGTTGTTTTGAAGAAATTCATCACTACCTGGATATAACTTATAACGGACACAAGTGCGTTATGTTTCATTATCCAATTGCAGAATGGGATCAAATGCATCGTGGAGCATTACACTTTCACGGACACCTTCACGGTGGTACAAGTGGAATGGAAGAATTCCGTTGCCGTGATATGGGCATGGATGCAACCGGTTATATTGTAATTGAAATGGAACGTGCTATTTCGGACGCCATGACAGGTAAAATTAAAGGACATCATGTTTAATACTTTTCTTAAACGAGGAGTCGAAGCACTTCGTTGGTTTTACACTATTGATAAAAGGCCCGAGCAATAAATATTCATATGCTCAACAAACTTGTCAAAATGTTCAAAGAGCCCGAACAGGGCACAGTCAAACTCAGTTTCATAGCGTTAAACGAAAATGACGAACCCTATGAAGATGTTGCCACTGTGCCCTATCATGACGAGTTTATCCAAAAAGATGTAGAAGCTAAATTCAGAAAATTCATGCTACTGCGTAAGCATTTAGTAGTAGAAATTACCATCCTGGAAGTAGTAAAAACTTCCGGTTGACAGCATGGTAAATCCATGCTATAATATACACTTATTAACAAGGAGAGCAGCATGGAAAACTTTACAATGGACCAAAGTGGTATGGATATTGTCCGCAAGGCACAAGTCTATGCCATGGCTGCTCACGCCAGCGTGAAACAAGTGCGTAAGTACACCGGCGAGCCCTACATCGTTCACCCTGCAGAGGTAGCAAAGATTGTAGCCGGCGTTCCAGGTAGCACTCCTGACATGGTAGCGGCTGCTTGGTTGCATGATGTTGTGGAAGACACTGGTTGCACATATACTGACATCCATATGGCGTTTGGCATCGACATTGCTACTTTGGTTGGATGGTTAACTGATGTGTCAAAGCCCGAAGATGGCAACAGAGCTGTTCGCAAGGCCATTGACCGAGCACACACTGCTGAAGCACCTGCTGAAGCACAGACTATCAAGTTGGCTGATTTAATCTCCAACAGTAAGAGTATCGTACAGCATGACCCTGCTTTTGCTAAGACATACTTAGAAGAAAAGCGCATGATGTTAGAAGTTATGACCAAGGGCGATCCGATCTTAATGGCGGCGGCCCGCAAGTACATCGGAGGTTGATATGAAGTTTTTTTGGGGCGATGCCAACGGGCTCAAGGCAGATGTTGAACGTCATCGTGCCCACGAAGCCGAACTGGATGCTAAGATAGCAGAGTTAGAAGGTAAGGAAGATCCTATGAGCATTGCCTCATTGCGAGTATATCGTCGCTTCCGTGCCCAACTGCTACAGAGCAAGGCTGATGTTGTAACTAAGATTGGAAAACGAAAATGAAAGTCAAAACAGCAGTCAAGACAGTATGGGCACCCATCGAATGGTCAGGCAGCACTCGTGCCGACTATGTGTTAGCGGCCATACTCTTGAAGAAGTATCAACGAAAGTTTGGCAATCGACACTTCGGCCAGTTTCTACGAACTTGCATTAAGAATGGTCTTTGGGAAACAGAGGGATTAGTATGAACATCCAAACCGTAGCAACCAATCTGCGAGTCACAATCACCGGCAAGGAAGAACTGTTGGCTGATCTTAAAGGACGGCGTATTCCACCCGAAGTATCAATTCATTACCTTGAAATCAACATTGACGAACTCAAGCGTATTCTTGAGGATGTGGAACAGTGTATTCCTAAGAGTGAATATTCGCTTGATGGCCCAATGATTAAAATGTTCCGAGAGGATTAAAATGACAGATCTAGAAAAACTTGAAGCACGAATTGAAGCAGTCGACACAGCCATTGCCGCAACAAAGATGGCCATGGGTGTGGACCGTAAACTAGGACACGATAAACATCCTAACGGCCATTACACTAAGGCATTGACTGAGTTGACTGATATCCAAACTAGTTTGAACGCATTGCGAGTTCGAATGATTACACTAGGAAGATAAAATGTTTAAGGACAAGTTAAGGGAGTACGTAGCATCTAGCAACCTAGTTAACATGAAAGAATGTGGCCTTGGTATCTATGTGCTAAAGTACAAGAAGAAAGTGTTCTACGATAACTTGTGGAACGAATACATTGCCGAATGTCGTGGAAGTATTGTGGATAAGGATTTCAACTTAGTTGCCTATCCATTCACAAAGATCTACAACTACGGTATCGAAAAGGAAGCACCGGTGCTTGCTCTAGATACTAAGGTTACTGCATTCCGTAAGGTCAACGGCTTTATGGTTGCGTGTACTTGGTACAAAGGCGACGTTCTAGTTTCTACTACTGGTAGCACTGACAGCCCTTACGTTGCCATGGCACGTGAAATGATCGGAGACAAGATAGACCGTTATCGTAAGGTTTGCAAAGAGTATGAAGGTCACACTTTTATGTTTGAGTGCGTTCACAAGGACGACCTGCATATAGTTCCAGAGAAGTTAGGTATGTATCTGTTGGGATTCCGAAAGAACGAATGGAACAGCCCGATTGAATCTAATGCGGCAATATTGATGCTGATGCAAAACATGTTCCGCACCAACATCGTGGAATCGTCTTACACTTCTATGGGACAACTGTTAGAAGAAGTTAAGGCTGTCAAGCACGAAGGTTATGTGTTCTATACCGACGATGGTGTAAGTGCTAAGATCAAGTCGCCCTATTACTTGACTTCAAAATGGGTTGCTCGCAATCCGCGTACAGATAAGTTAATAGATTTGAACAAG